TATATCCTTCTGCTGGATCTAGAGATATTTATTGTACAGCTATAGCAGGGACTTTAATTAAAAATACAGATTGGACAACAGAAGAAATAGATAGTTTCGTTTATAATATTGCTATTGAAGCAAATGATACTGAAGCGGACAAACGTAATCAAAAAGGAACCACAGGTAAAAAAGCAGAAAAACAATATGGGATTCCTAAATTAGCAGAAGTTTTAAATGTAGATCAAAAAGACATAATTAAAATATTTAGTTGGATAGGTATTGAAAATAATACAGAAGAAATACAAGAACACATTGGTGAAATAACTGAATATGGAAGTGATAGATATTTTGTAAAAATATATACGACAGAAGAAGGTAAAAAAATTGAAAAAGATATAACTGTAGAAGGACCACAGTTAATGAATAAAAAAATATTTTACAATGAAGTAATGAGACAGGCTGCTGTCTTTTTACCATACATGAAAGAGATGGATTTTGAAAAAATGATGATAGCTAAATTTGAAACTAGAAGAAAGTCACAAGACTACGATCCAGAATCTAGTGAAGATTTAAGATTTATTGGTTGGTTTGATAGTTTTATTGCAGAACACAAAGCATTCACAGATAAAAAAGAATTACATTTATTTGGTATGCCTTTTTATAATATTAAAAATGAAAGTTTAGAATTTAAGTTAGATAAGTTTGATGACTATCTGCAGAAGAAAAGAGTCAGTATGGCTAGAGTAGACTTAGTTTTAAAATGCAGAAACGTTTTAAAAGCAAAGAAGTATAGGGGTAAATACAAAGAGCATTCTTGTTCTACGTATAAAATAGAAAACTACAATATGGATGAAACTAATTTAATTCATGAAGGAGAGTTTGAAGAAGTTACGGAGGTAAAACAAATAGTACATGAACAATCTTAAATTTATAGTTGGTCCTCCAGGAACAGGTAAAACACATATATACTTAAAAAGTAAATACAAAGAACTATTAAAAACTTATTCACCAGAAAAAATGATTTTATTATCACACACCAATGTAGCTGCTGATGAAATTAGAGAAGCTGTAGAAGATCTTCCTGAAATTAAAAATATGAAATTAGAAGAGAATTTTTTTGAAAATAGAATTTGTACTATTCATAAGTATTGTCAGAGTAAACTAATTAAAAAATCTTTATTTAAAGATGAAGATCATGCAAACTTATGCAGGATGCATAAAGAGTTTAGATACCATGATGTAAAAGAAGATGTTTCAGAAGACCATGACTTTTATAAATTTGTTAAAGGTGCAATTGGTAGAGGTCTTACCACACAACAATACTATCTTATTTTAAAACAGAACGGTGATTTAAAAACTTACAAAGATTTAAGAATGATAAATCAAATGATTGAATGGGCTACAGAATATAAAAAGAATGAACAGGTAAGAGCTTACGAAGATATGATACAAGAATTTAATAATCCAAATGTTAAAGTACCTGACATAGATGTTTTAATAGTTGATGAAGCACAAGACAGTAACGTGCCGCAAAGAAAAGCTTTAGAAAAAATTGCAACTAATGCAAAAGAATTTATTATGGTAGGGGATCCTGATCAAACTATATTTGAGTGGGCCGGAGCTGATGCAGATTATTTCCATACAATATCTAAAGATGCAGAACAATTAGAAGATGGACTTAGATGTGGTAAAACAATAAATGAATTATGTAAAAAAATTATAGCACCTATTTGGCAAGAATACGAATACAATAGAATATGGAAACCTGCTAAAGATATAACAGGTCATCACTATCATTTACCTAACTACATATCAGACTGTTCTCACATGAGAGTATTGTTAGATAAAATAAAAAATACAAAAGAAAGTTTTTTATTTACGTTTAGAGGTAATCCTTCACATAAATGGGCCAGAGCTTTTCTATTAAGAAATGGAATTAATTTTTGTGCTGTAGGTAATTCAGCGTTTGTGTCTAAAAAACAATTTGATTGTCATAAAAATTGGCCTGCATTTGTAAAAGGTAAAGCTATGCCTTTGCAACAAATAAAATATTTTTGGGAATATATGGGGATGCAAACTATTGTAAAAGGTAAAGGAAAAGAAACTTTTAAAGATTGGATTAACAAAGAATATACAATTCAAGAGATGATCGATAAAGGTTTTTTATATGAGAAAAGCCTTGAATTTACTGACTTTTTAGACACTCGAGTAAAAAGTAGAGTCAATGAAGAACAAGTTAGATTTATAAGACAGTTAATTAGAGATGGCGTTAATGTTGAAGAAGTAAGTAGAGTTCAGTACGGAAACATACACAAAGTAAAAGGTATGACGTTTGACAACGTTGTTGTTGATTTGACTGCAACAAGAAGAGAAGATTATTTTACACAGCTTCGTTTAAAGTATGTAGCATACAGTAGAGGGAGAATAGATTGTTGGACAATCGCATCACAAAAACAATACACATTAGGAGTAAGACAATGACACACAAAGATATATTTAAAGGAACAACATACAATTCATTAGAGGAGCAGGTCGGCGGGAAACACTACCGCTCGATGAAGATTCAGCCCGCAGAGTTTATAAATGAAAACAAATTGCTTTTCGCGGAGGGGAATGCTATAAAGTACATATGCAGACACTCTGCTAAAGGGAAAGAAGAAGACATTAAGAAAGCAATACACTATTTAGAAATGATATTGGAAAGAGATTATAATGTGTAAGACACCAGAAGATCTAGATTTGCAAGGTATAGATACTGTAGCGATAGATATAGAAACATATGATCCTAATTTAAAATCAAAAGGATTAGGTGCGATAAGAGGTGATGGTTTTATTTGTGGTGTTGCAGTTGCAACTGATAAAGAAACTACATACTTTCCAATAAGTCATGCAGACACAGATCTATCCTTAGATAAAAAATTAAAAATCTGGGAATCTTTAAACGAAAAGATTTTTCAGAATGAAAAGATTACGAAAGTTTTTCACAATGCAATGTATGATGTATGTTGGATAAGAGCTGTAACTGGTAAAATAATGAAAGGAAGAATTGTAGACACAATGATTGCAGCTTCTGTCATTGATGAGAATAGATTTAAATATTCATTAGATGCTTTGTCAAAAGATTATTTAAAAGATGAAAAATACAAATATGATTTACAAGAAAAAACATTAGAGTGGTCTGGTGGTACAGTCAAAGATCCAATGACTAACATGCACAAGCTTCCTGCTTCGGTTGTAAAAGAATATGCAAAACAAGATGTAAACTTAACACTACGTCTCTGGAAACTATTTAATAAAAAATTGGATGAAGTATTATATACTAAAACTAACGATGATGGAACAACAGAAGAAAAAACTTGTAGAAATATATTTGAATTAGAAACAAAATTATTTCCTTGCCTTGTTGACATGAAATTTAAAGGAGTTAAAATAGATATCCCAAAAGCTAAGTTGTTTGGTAAAAAGTTAGAAAAAAGAAAAGACAACTTAATTAATATCATTAAGAAAAGAACAGGATTAGATATACAAATATGGGCTGCTGCATCTATAAAAAATTTGTTAGAGCATCAAGAAATTAAAAACTACAAAACAACTCCTAAATCAAAACTACCACAACTACCTAAAGATTATCTACGTACGCATGAAAATAGATTTTTAAGAATGGTGGCTAAAGCCAGAGAGTGTGACAAAGCTAAAAGCACATTTGTAGATGGTCTATTAGGTTTTGTTCATAATGGTAGAATACATGCTGATATTAACCAAATAAGAGGAGATGGTGGTGGGACTGTAACTGGTAGATTCTCTATGAGTAATCCAAATCTGCAACAAATTCCATCTAAAGGTTATATTGGTAAAAAGATGAGAGAATTATTTATACCAGACGAAGGTTATAAGTGGGGTAGTTTTGACTACTCGCAACAAGAACCACGTATCGTAGTACACTACGCAATTAAATTAGGTCTACCTGGTACTAGCGGACTACAAGAAGAGTTTGATAAAGAAGATGCTGACTTCCATCAAATTGTTGCGGACATGGCAAATATATCAAGAACACAAGCTAAAACAATTAACCTAGGTCTATTCTATGGCATGGGTAAACTTAAATTACAAAAAGAATTAAACCTAGATTCTTTAGAAGCAAACAAACTATTTCAAACCTATCACGGTAAGGTGCCTTTTGTTAAACAATTATCTTATGCTTTGTCAAACTTTGCATCAGAGGAGAAACTATTATTTACCTTAGGAGATAGGTTCTGTAGATTTAATAAATGGGAAACTACTGATAAGAAATGGAACTCTAAAATAAATAGATTTGATGAAGTACCTTTGTATACAAAAAAACAAGCTATAGATGCTTATAAATTAGAACAAATGGAAAAGTACAAAGAATTGGTGGATGAAAAGTTAGAACATTTTGAAAAACATTATACTCCGGCTTTCACTTACAAAGCTTTAAATAGATTGATACAAGGGTCCGCTGCAGATATGACAAAAAAAGCCATGGTAGATTTATATGAAAAAGGTATAGTGCCTCATATACAGATACACGATGAACTTTGTTTTTCAATCACGGACCACGAAGCAAAATTAATTCAAGAGACAATGGAAAAAACTATTATTCTTGAAGTTAAAAATAAAGTTGACTACGAGTCTGGACCAAATTGGGGCACAATAAAATGAGTTATAATTTTAAACATTATGAAAAAACAGATATTAGAAATTTAATTATGGCTATTAATGTTATGGGAAAAGATTTGACAGGTTTAGAACTTGGTGTCCATCAAGGTCTAAGTTTAATGACTATTCTTCACAATTGCAGTATAAAAAAATTATATGGTGTTGATAGTTGGAAAGGATACTCTGATTATCTTAGTCCAAATCCAACAGGAAAACCAATGTATACTATATCTCCTGAAGATTCTGAATTTAATAAATTAGTCACTCTTCATAGAGTTAAATATTCAAATATGAAAGATAAAGTTATTATAATTGACGAAGATTCTTTGGAAGCTGTAAAAAAAATAGAAGATAAAAGTTTAGATTTTATATTTTTTGATGCCATGATGACTGAAGAACAAACTTATCAAGAAGCTTTAGCCTATTATCCTAAAATAAAACCAGGAGGATATTTTATGGGAGATGATGCTTTTTGTCACGAACAAGTTATCCTGCCTTTAACAAGAGTATTAAAATACTATAACAACGTAAATCCCATTCAAATATATGGACGTTCTTTTATGTTTAAGGTATAAAATGATAAATTATGGCTTACTTAAATGCAAACATTCCTGTAGTATATGCGCAAATAAAAAAGGAGTATTTATATGACTTACAAAAACATCATGGAGAAGTGTGTGATTGTGTTATCTTCGGTATTAGCAGTCTTACAGGTCGGAGCATCTTATTTCACGCTATTATGGAAAATGGCGCAATCTTTTATCGCCTCCCAATTAGCGCGTTTATTCAACGTGGTTTCGAAGCAAAAGACGTACCAGCCAGAAGACTTGATGAACTACAGCTTTGGAATTGTTTCTCTTATTATCCTTCTGTGCATCGTTGGGATATTCTAGACGGACAAGCAGGAAAATACATAGGTAAAGATAAAAAGTGGCACCCTGGTAAATATTTATTTACCGTTGACTTTGCACATCCAGAGTCTAATATACTTGACACTGATCATTCAGAGATTCCGCACGAACATAAGTGCGCTCACATAATTGCATTAGACGATGGTAATTATGCAGCACAACCAAACAATAGATGTATATGGGACATACCTTCTTTCACAGTGAAAGATGATATACCTGATTGGAAAGTGCAAACATCTGAATGGAACGTTGAAGATAGTAGAGCATGGCGTACAGAGGATACGGACAAGTTCTTCTATGAAATTGAGGAAAAGAAAAAATGAATTTAGCAGATTTATTAAAAAAGAATTTTGTATTAGTACCTGTAGTAGCTTCTGTGCTAGTCGGTACATTCACTGGCGTTCGTTATATTGTTAATCTAACAGACACAATCAATTCAAACCAGCAAGAAATTATAAGTTTACAAAGAGATTTAAAAGTTGCTGAAGATAAAATTACAGAACAAAACACAAGACTATCGTCAGCTGAAGCAACATGGCAGATGGCAGAAAATTTATACAGACAATTAGCAGATCAAGTCAGAGAACATGACTATGATATTAAGGATTTAAATAGGTAATGTATGGAGATCGCCAGGATGAATTATTACTTTACAGGTGCATTAATTATTTTATTTGTGTTGTTATGTTTCATGCAGCCTGCATATCCTAAAAACGAATATCTTAATGAGTATGGTGTACGATGTGGTGAAATGGAATTTAGAGTTGAAGATAGAAATAATACACAAGATTATCATACCTACAACTCAAGTGATTATGATAATAACTCTAAAAATTTTAGTGTAACTTACAGAAAATATTTAGGTACAGACTGTAAAACTTCAAAAGAAAACGTAGCAATTAAACAACAGTTAGAGTTAATGAAGATGTGTGGTAGAGTAAATTCTAATCCTAGTCTGGCACACAATGAAAACTTTAGATTGTTAGTGTCAAAATGCAGAGGTGTGACTCCTACAGGAGATAATACTAGACCTACAGATTCTCAAAGTCTTTGGGATGATATGAAAGATGACTATAAAAAAGAAAACCCAGACATCCAATTAATGGGAAATAAGTTCATAAATTCAGGAAAAACCAAATTGGACAAACCAGGATTGAAAATACCTCCAAAAGATTATATACTTCCGCTACCAAAACCAAAAGAAAATGAGTAAAAAACCTTTAAATATATCAGAATCCGCTGCCGTGCAGATGCCTATGAAAACGGTTGCTAGCTTAATTTTGCTCGTCGCAGCCGGCACATTCGCTTACACCGAGCTTACAGCAAGGTTAGTATCACTGGAGACATCACGTGAGTTGTTTCAAAATGATTTGCTTAAGAAGTCCGAACAGGTCCCCGTCGATCAAGAGCAGATATTTTTAATTGAGGATCTTTACAAGACTGTAGAAAAAATGGAACAAACTCAAGAAATGAATATGACAAACAAAGTCAACATAGAATTTTTAGGAGAACAATTAGATAAAGCATTAAAAGATATTGAAGATTTAAAAGATAAGGTAAGAGCAAATGGAAAGAATTACTAGAAAAATTTTAGATTATATTTCTGATCAAGAAAAAAAAGCAAAACAAATGAGTTATGTAAAAAATCTTAAACAAGAAGTAGAGATTGGTGCGAATGGTACACAAAGATACAAAATTAAAGAAGGTAAAAACAAAGGTAAAATATTATGAC